CCGAGTATTGATGCGATTTTTCGCATACTTAATCCCTCTGAAAAAAGTTTTTGTAGACAAATTCGTTCATCTAGTGTAAAATGTGTGTAGGACTTCATATTGACCTCCGTGTTTTTGTATTTGTGGTTATTTACATTTTACACTAAAGTTGATATGAAGTCTATCTTTTTTCTGTTGCACTTGTTATTATAATCTGCCTACCGTTGCCGTCCGGGAGAGGCTGATCCAGAGAAGTAATGTCACCTCCTGCATGGTATTCGCAGCCGATGCAGTCGCCGTCACATTTCCAGATGAAGCGGTAAGGACACATGCACCTGCCGTGATCCTGCTCTTTGTGGCGAATACGGTCGGCTTCCTTATAGAAAGAGTCGTGCTGAGCTTTGGTGACCGGCACTTTCTCGCCGGTGCTTCGAACGTAGATAAAATAGGTCTTCTGATTGTCATTGTTTTGCATAATGAAAGCCCTCCTTCGGCTTTTGCCGAAATGGAGAGCTCCAGACATGCAAAACCATACCACAGGTGTGAGGGCATACCGAAGGATTACTCCATTTCGGCTGCACCTCACTTCCGGTGATCGGTACAGTATTTGATTGTCATCGGTAGTCACGTGGAACCGGAAACACCCTGCACAGATGGCTCCCATGTGCTAATTACATTTTAGTTAGGAGAGAGAAAAATCAGAAAACTCGACGAGTCGCAGAAACACCTTAAAACAGGCGGTTTTACGAGCCTTAAATAGGGTGCAGATTTTTTGAAAAGACGGCGATGGTAAGGAATATGGGCATAAAAAAATCCGACTCGGCGAGTCGGAAAAATTAAAAAAACCGCACATCCATGACGGAAGTGCGGTAAATTAAGTCTGCTTACAGGCGTTGTTTGGAGCCGAGCGGCTCATAATTATATGATTCAAGAAACTCGTTTGCATCATCAATGGTCATCCCAGAGAAACCGGTGATGCAGTATTTTAATGCTTGGTGCTCGTCAGATTCATCAAATGCATGTCCAGCAAGTTGCAACAGCTTTTCTGTCGTTCCGATATCAAGGTCAAGTCCTCTGCCTATAGCGACAATCGTTCTCAGACTTGGCTTTGTGCCGATGTTCTTCTCGGCCTTTCGGTACACCTCTTCGCCAAGACCGGTCAAAGAACAGAAATGCGATTTGCTAAGTCCGCGAGATTGCACAATCTCAAAAATGACCTCCCAGCAGGTTTTATTCACACCTGTTATCTTTCTGGCGGCGCTCTGGCGCTCGAATTCTTCGCGCTTCTTTTGCAGCGCTTCGGACATCTGAACAGCGGAGGCGCTTTGCTTGGAATCATATTTTGATGCTTTGCGCTCTCCAGTTTCACGGTGAAACAGCTCGAATGGGAAGTGTTTTTTTGCTTCATCTGCTCGCAGGGGCTGCCATGTAAATTGCAGGGTGCATTCATTCAGATTTGCCCATGCATAATCAGTAAGGGTCGGCTTGCCTTCATTGTTACGCTCGATGTATTGCCCGTCATTGATAACAAAGTATCCGTCTACATACCGGAAAAGACCAGAATCAACAAGGTTGCGGAATTCACTGCTGGTGCGATAGGCGTAGAACGCATCACGCTGGTCTAAGTATCCGTGGTATGGAGATCCTTCGTCATACTGGTAAATGATAGCAGCGTCTTTGTAGCCGGTTTCCATCATACGGATCAATACTGATTGACGGGACACACCATAAAATTCGCGTAGCTCCTCGGCAACGGAGGTGAGAATAGCTGGTTTTATAGGACTATTTTCATAATCGTATGTCTGTAGAAGTTCATCTACTTTCATTCGAAAAGTACGATATGGCATGAGAATACGAGGAGCCATATTGTTTGCCTGCCACTCCATACGTTGGATATCAGACCACTCATCATCTTTTTGAGGGTATGCCATATTAGAAGGACAGCGGCATGCAACGAAGTCCTGACCATAGAGAACGTGTTTTATCGCTGCATACAATCGGTGCTTATACCAGTGATAGACTTCATGGGCGATTGTGTTTTTGACGCACCCAAGATTCCGCTCCCAGAAGGTGTAGGCATCTACCAAAATGGTACCGCGCTTTACATCGATTGTTGTTTCTGAAACCTTAAAAAGATCATAGATGGTTGCCTTCCCAGCATTGAAGTATATTTCTCCAAAAACACTGAAATCATCCGTGATACGATTGCCTTGGATAATTTCAAGTCCCATACCTTTTGCAATATCAGCAATAGGGACGGCCATTGGCTTTTCCAGTGCTTCTGGGAAATAATGCTGGAGAAAAGTTGTGGCTTCATCATCCAAATCCTTTTTGTATAAGATCGGAACTATGTTCTTCGAGACGGCATGACCATCCGTTTTGCGAGGTTGGCCAGAGGTGTGCCCGGAGATGTTCATAACAGTAACAGATTCGAGTTTATCGGTTACGACCGCCACACAGGAAAGGACAAGCCATTGACTTGTTTCGTGCGATGCTGTGCCTTTGTAAGTATCTTCGGTCAGATTTATTGTGCAGCTTACGACTGCGTCAAACAGAAGGCTGTCTTCATCTATTCGGATATTCTTTGTATATTCGAGGATCATGTCCTCAAGCATGGCAGAATCCGGATTCTGAATTCTGGAGTAAGATAAATTCAGGGCATAAGGATGCTCTGCAATGTATGTATAAGCTGCCTCCCACATGGGGCGGTAGCACACAGTATATATAAACTGCTCGATCTCGTTGTTATACGTTCCCACGGCCAGCAGACTCCCTTTCTTGGACACAAAATTTGAGGATACAAGCACAGTATAACACAAATTCGCTGATTTTTCAATAGTAATGAAAGAAAATTCTTGCGAACGTGAAGAATTACTCTTGATTTTTTAAGGGATCTGTGCTATACTGTGGAAGTACAGTGGCAAAAATCACGTTTTTGAAAATCGAGAGGTGACTACCGTGGAAGTTAGTTATAAAAAATTGTGGAAAATATTGATTGACAAAGACATGAAGAAGAAAGACTTACAGGCAGCTGCCGGGATAAGCTGGGCTTCGGTAACCAAGCTCTCGAAGGGAGAGACAGTAAGCATGGAAGTTCTAATGAAAGTGTGTAAAACGCTGAATTGTGATATTGGGGACATCATGGAGCTAATCCCTACAGAAGATAATGAAACTACTTGAGGAGTGATATGATGTCCGGCAGGAAAAAGAGCGTAATCAGTAAAGCAAGTCCTCATACGATCAAGAAATTTGAGTTGATTGAGGAATATATAAAATCGTGGGCGCAGAAGTTGCTGCTGACTGAGTCTTGCAATGGGCTGATCTTTATAGACTGCATGTGCAACAGTGGTGTATATACCGATGATGCCGGGCAATTGGTGAAGGGTACAGCAGTACGCGTCTCAGAAGCACTAAGGGAAGCATCAAGAACCTACACGGAGAAAAATATACACATTTACTTAAATGACAAGGATAAAGCGCGCGTAGATGAGTTGAAAAAGCATCTTCCACAGGATGAGCGCAATTTTAAGATTGTAACGTCCTACAGTGATGCGCACGAGCTACTTCAAACTATCGGGCCACAGTTATATGGAACCGGGCATCTGCATTATTTCCTGCTCTACGATCCGTATGATGCGACCATCGACTGGGAAGCACTTCTGCCGTTTTTTCAAAACTGGGGTGAAGTTATGATTAATCACATGGTTTCAGATCCGGTGCGGGCGATCACAAGCGCCAAGAAGAAAACGACCAAGGCAAAGTATGAGAACACTTATCTGGAAGACTTTGAGAAGCTGGTGCCTTACGGAAGCGACAAGAAGGCCTATGAGGCCAGAGTGGAGGAAATCATAAATTCACTAAAAGGAGCCCGCAGATACTATGTATCGGCATTTCCGTTCTATAACACGCAGAATTCGCTCGTCTACAATCTGATTCACTGCACGAGCAACAAAGAGGGCTTTAAGCTCTACAAGAAGAGTGCTTGGAAAGTTTTCGGAGCTCAGTCCTCGACAAAACATTCGGTTGAGAACAGGCAGTTGTCATTCAACCTTTTCGGAGAGATTACAGAAGAGGAAGATGAAAGCTGTTTGCATGTTATCGACATCGCGAAATATCTACAGCGCTGCCTGAAAGGCCGTAAGCAAGTGCCTCTTGATGAGATGTGGGAACTTTTGGATAACCATCCGATTTTTCCTTCAGAGGGATTTCGTAATGAGATAAAGAGTGATCTCACGGGTTTCTTTGACGCGAAGATCGAACAGATTGTGAATCCTGATACAGGAAAGAAGGAAACGGTGATCTCTTTTTCTTCATGAGACAGAGTTTCATATAGATGAGGTGATTGGAATTTATGGCAACGTCGCAGAAATTTGGTGGCAATTGGACTGAGGAGAAGCTGAATATCTTCACCAGCTATCTGGACGCATACCTGATTGCACTACAAAACCAGAAGTTTAAGAAGATTTATATAGACGCCTTTGCTGGAACCGGCGAGATTGAAACCAGCGACGGCGGGCAGTATCTCGTGGGCTCCGCTAAGCGTGCACTGGCGTCTGAAAAGAAGTTTGATCACTACTATTTTATAGAAGCGGACTCTCAGAAGGCGGGAGAACTTCAAGATATGATAAACTCCGAGTTCCCGCAGATGAGGCGAATTGTGACAATTTTTTGCGGCGATGCGAACGATAAGCTTGCGGAGATTATTAGCAATGTAGATTGGAGATTTAACAGAGGATTGCTGTTTTTAGATCCGTATGCGACGCAGGTAAATTGGACTACGCTTGAAAATGTAGCACAGACGAAATCGATAGACGTATGGTACCTGTTTCCGTTCTCTGCACTTGAACGTATGCTGCCGAAAAACGGAAAGTACGATAAATGGGAGGATTGCATAGATCGATTGCTTGGGGATTCCGGATGGAGGAAGGAATTCTATAAGAAAGATCCCCAGATGACGCTTTTTAACTTGTTCCCGGAGCCCGGACAGAGCGATGGCGAACGGATGGTTAAGGACGCAAATCCAGATCACATAAAGGAGTATATCCTCTCTCGGCTTGGGACAATCTTTCCATGTGTGTCAAAGCATGCGCGGATTTTCAGGAACAGCAGGAACTCGCCGATGTTCCTATTCTGCTTTGCCATTGCGAGTGAGAGTCCGAAAGCGCAGGGACTTGCACTGCGGATGGCAGACTACATATTAAAGAACAAGTAGGCGGAGGATGAAAGCAACTTGAAGACGATAGAACGAAAATCCATGCTTTATCAAACAGGAGTAGAGTATGGTGACTACACAATGAATCACGTGCAGGGCTGCGCACATGGGTGCAAATATCCATGTTACGCTTTCCTGATGAAGAAGCGATTCGGGCAAATTAAAGATTATGAGAGCTGGCTTGAGCCGGTGCTTGTATCAAACACGCTTGAATTGTTGGATAAAGAGATGCCAAGGCTCAGAGATAAGATTCAGTCTGTTCAGCTTTGCTTTACCACAGATCCGTTCATGGAAGGATATCCAGAGGTGTCCCAGATGAGCATTGCGGCTATCCGAAAGCTGAACGAGGCCGGAATCAAATGCACTACGCTGACGAAGGGATTGCTACCTATAGAATTGGCAGATCTTTCTCCGGAAAACGAGTACGGGATCACACTGATCACTCTGGATGAAGCCTATCGTGAACAGATGGAACCGGGAGCTGTTTCCTGTGTTGATCGACTTGCAGCGTTGAGAGCACTCCATGATGCCGGTTGTAAGACATGGGTAAGTATGGAACCGTATCCAACACCGAACATGGTTGAACAAAATCTGCATGAACTGCTGGAAGCAGTATCTTTTACAGATCGGATCATTTTCGGGAGAACGAACTATAGCAAGGTGGCAAACGCCTACGAAGGGCATAAGCATTTTTACAATGAGTGCGCAGCAGAGGTTAATTCCTTCTGTCAGGAGCACGGCATTGATTATCATATTAAGAAAAAAACAATAACGGAAGAATGAGGTGGCGTTATGGCTTTATTACAAGACCTGATCCAGCAGATTGACGATCCGGCGCTCAAGGAGAGAATCCTGCAGGAGACAAATAAATTACTGAAGCAGAAGAAGTTCGGATTAGTGTTTGAAGAACATCTGCCAGAGTGCACGCCGCTTTATGACGTACCGATTCGTGTTGGCTCCAAGGTCGCTCTGAAGATAGGGTATGTCAGTGATATTTATACAGTTATAAAGATTGACGGTGATGACGTACTTTGCGACCGGCGTGAGACTCATGAACAAAAGACCTTCAGGCTGGATGAGATTGTTGCGATAGCAGAATTCGGTGAGCCAATTTATCCAACTCTGAAACCGATTGACACTGTGGAGAATGCTCCGGACAGCGGCCTTTGGCATACACTGATTGAGGCGGACAATTACCATGCGCTGCAACTTCTGGAATATCTCTATGCAGAAAAGGTGGACTGTATCTATATCGATCCGCCATACAATACCGGTGCCAAAGACTGGAAATACAACAATGACTATGTAGATGATAAGGATGCATATCGTCATAGCAAGTGGCTTTCCATGATGGAGAAGCGACTGAAAATTGCAAAAAAACTATTAAAGCCTGAGACCGGAGTTCTGATTGTTACCATTGATGAGCATGAGGTTCATCATTTGAGAACGCTTTTAGATCAGGTGTTGCCGGAAGCTTACATTCAAATGGTGACAAT